GTTACGGCAGGGAATATGAGAGCACTCATTGATCCCCGGTTGAGGTCTAGCATCCCTGAGATGTGGCCCTCGAAGTGTAGCATCCGGCGTATTACTTTCACTAACTCCGCTTCTGGCCAGCCTATTCCCACGGGGGCCGCAAATATCCGGGCTTTAGTCAATATCCCATGCCGCATGGGACCTCTGATCGAACTGCGGCCCACGGATGCTGAGACTCTCACTGACCCTGTGACTGGCACATTCCAGCGCCGTCAGTGTAAGTTGAACTGCTATGCCCCCCTGATTTCCCCACTGGAGATGCAAGCTGTAGTGGATGGTGTGATTTACCCCATCCGGGGCGTAGAGTCCGATAGTCAGGACTTCAGCACTCGATTAAGCCTGGAGATCAAGGAGCCATAATGGCAGGAGTTCCAGTCCGGGTTACTACTGGCGGGCCGGGTGACTATTTCTATGGAGATGTTGGCATACGTGTCAACACCTTTGGAATGAAGAAGTTGCAGGCTGGTGTCACCGGCGAGATGCTTATGCCCATTGTGCTTGAGGCCATTGAGCCTGCCAGATTGGATGCCTTCACCAACTGGGCTTACTTGACGGGTGCCAGCCGGGACTCCATTGAAGTTGTGCCTTTGGAGGTAGGACCCCAAGTTGCGCGGGCCGCGCTACAAGTGGGCGGGGATAAGCTCATCAATGATCCGCGTAATGTACAGCACAAGGATTATGCCCCCTATCTCGAATTCAACGGCAGTCCTGGTGGCACTCCCCCCGGAATCCTATCTATGGCTTTCCACAACAACGACGCTGCTATGCGGGCAGCTATCCATGCTGGTGTGGCCCGGCTGATACAGGGGTTGATCGCATGAGCAGCTATGTTGCAGCCCTAGTGACCCTCATAGGAGAGGAGTCCCAACCGTCTGGGCTGGGTGGATTGTTGGTAGCTGGGGTGAGTGTCCCTCCTGTCCCTAAGTGGGCTACCTTCCCATGGATCACGATTCAGCAACTACCTAGCAGAGAAGTTGAGAGCATGACTGGCATCAGTGGGCTGGCAGCTACCACGATGCAGGTCAACTGCTGGGATAAGGACTATGAGCAAGCGTGGGACCTGCGGGAGGCAGTCAAAGAACTCCTCCTCAGCTACACAGGGGAAATCGGAGACAGCTACATTCAAGCGGTGAATCATGGGATAGACGCGGAGTTGTATGACAGCCAACGGGAACTGCATCAACTAATCGTGAGGTTCAGGGTGTGGTGGGAGCACTAATGCCTAGGCCTATATACCCGGCAGGTACCCGATTTGAGTACGCATCCCACCACTATAGGGGGGTGATCCAGTATACATGTGTAGACTGCCCGTTCACCGCGTATAGGTCTGAGTCCATTATGGAGCAGCACTGCCGCCGAACAGGACACGGTGTAGTGAGCGGTATGAGAAGCGAGGAGCAGTTCATCCAGGATGAGGCACCCTTGCCTCCCCGAGATGTAATCATTACACTTGGGTACTTATGCTGGAACACCCGGCAAGCCAGTACCGAAGGTGCAATAGCTCTTGTTGCAGAAATGTCTCGGCTGTACCGGCTGGGGTGTGCGGCCCATGTGGTGATCTTGGATAATGGGTCTACGGATGGCACCGTGGAAAGCATTGTCAAAGAGGTGGGGTGCAGGTCGTTTGTAGAAATCATACGGTATGTCCGCAACTTCGGGATCAGTGCTGGAAGGAACGGCATCGTTGATGCAGCACTTCATAACAGGTCTGATTATCTATTCATGCTTGATGGTGATGCTCAAGTGGTTCCAATGTCCGTGTACACCATGGCTAAGTATTTGGAGTGCCATCGCAGTTTAGGGTGCATCGGCCCTGCGTCTTCCGGCTGTACTCCAGACTCTCGCACAGCAGCCAAAGCTCTACATGAGATACCTGAGTCCAGAGTCAAGAAAGACGTTAGGATAGCTTGGACTCAGTATGGCCTGTTCCGCTGCACCGTGTTCCAGATGGGTGTCCGGTTTGATGAGTCTGGCCCATTCGGGGAGCCTGGGTGGGGATATGAGGATGACGACCTGTATCTCCAGATGATTCAGCATGGATGGGACAGCCGCTACTTTGGCGGCATGACCTATCTTCATAGGATCAGATCCTCTTGGCCCAACTTGAAAGCTGAGGGGGTTAATGTCCAAGCTATGTTCAAGAAACGAAAGGACTACTTGCTGGATAAGTGGAGGCGGAAGGGGGTGGAAGGTGGTATACTTCAGCGTATAGAGGCTCAGCAATGCCCGAAGGAAGCAGCGTAATCATTACACCGACTGAGGAGGATGTAGACCGGGTTCGGGGCTACCGGGTCGGGATGTGGCGCACTTTTAAGAACTACTGCTGTATTTACTGCCAGTATGCAACAATCTGGCCAGAGAAGATGAAGAAGCATCAAGCGGAGAACAACCATCCATGGGCGTTCCCCGGCGGCGACAGAGTAGAATCTGAAGCCAGAGAAGAACCTCAGTATTGAAAGGAGACTTACCATGTCGCAAGCGATAGTCGCAAACGGAACGCTACTCAAGATTGGTGATGGGGCCGCCAGTCCTGAACATTTCACCACGGTGCCGGAGGTGAAGAAGCTCACCGGCCCGTCAGTCAAAACCGCCCTACTGGATGCCACCAGCCACGACTCCGGCCATTTCAGGGAGTACGTGCCGGGTATGGCAGATGGGGACAACATCGCCGGGGATCTGAACTGGAGACCTTCCAACGCCCTCCACACCGGGATGCGTGAGGATAGCTACGACGCCACCCTCCGCAATTTCAAGGTCATCTTCCCTGACACGAGCGACAACACAGTTGACGCCGCCTGCTACGTCACCGACATCGTTCCCAGTTCCAGCGTGGGCGAACTGTTGGGTGCGTCCTTCACCCTGAAGGTCACTGGCGAACCGATCTGGAGCTAACCACATGACACCTGAAGAGAGGCGGGTTTCATCGGAAAGATTTGTGTCTATTCGCCGCAAGCGGGTTCAGGAGACGTTCCAACTGGACCCGCTGGTGCCGATTACTCTCAAGGGTAAGAACTACACCCTAGAGTTCAACAACCGGGCTGTCAAGCTCATCCTCAAAGACACAGGACTCAATCTCATGTCTGCTGGGTTCGGCATGGATGCCATGCAGGACCCAGAAACTATGGGCGCTATCCTGTTCCGGGGACTCCAAACCCACCACCCGGATCTGACACAGGATGACGTGGACGTGCTGTATTCCTACCGGCACTTCCCCTACGTTCTCCAATGCCTCCGGCAGGGGCTTGACTTGTTTCTGCCTGACATGAGCGACGTGGAGGCGGAAGAGGATCAGGCTGGCGGTCAGGGAGAACTGCCGCTGGACCCTACAAGGCAGCCAATTCCGATTGGCTGAGCTACTGGGCTACGGCCCGGTCGCTGGGGATGACGGAGGATGAGTTCTGGCTATCCACAGCGGCTAAGGTCATGGCCCTGTACCGGGTCCAGATCCACGGGTGGGCCAAAACTCGTGACAGCTTCCCCGCACGTCTGGCAGCCATCAAGCTCAACTCCTATCGGCAAAAGGACGGCGAGAAAGTCTGGACAGCGGAGGATTTCTTGGTAGGGTACTACCCGCTGTCCAAAAGTGACAAAAGGGAGAGCGTAATGATTACATCACACGATCCCGACCATGGGGCACTGGGCGGGGAAGCCCTGCGTTCCGGCCTCAAGGGCTTGACTAACCGAGCCAAAAACAAACGCAGCAAGCTGAGGGTGAACCATGCCTAGCTATACCGGCACTCCCGTCGCGGAGATGTTCACTCTTTTAGATTGCAATGCTGCCCCCCACTCTCTAAAAATCGCTCAGGCTGAGACTGAGATACGCCACTTTGCAGCCACCACGGGTGTATCTTTAGCTGAAGCTAAAGCTGCTTGGGCTTTATTTGCTGCTGGTAATGCAGCCTCAGCAGCCGATGTGCGGGCCAAACTGCTCTCCATTGGACTCTCAATGGATGAAGTCAAGAAAGCCACGGCTGGGGTTGCGGCTGAAGTGGCAGCTACTAATCCTGTATTGGTACAGCAAGCTCGGGTTCGCGCCAGTCTGGAGAGAGAGATTGCGGCTGAGACTAAGGTGAGAGCGGCGCAAGAGATAGCAGCTAATAAGCAGAGAATTGAGTGGAACTCCTGGTGGGCTGGTGAGAGAACCGCTAATGAGAAAGCCTATACTGCTTTTTGGGGAGCGAGTTTAGCCGAGCGGGATGTCTTAGAACATAAAGCGGATGCAGCTAAAGCTGTGCGGCGTGCAAATAGAGTAGCGGCAGATAAGCGCGCTGTTCTGACCCGTATGGAGGATGAGGCTGCACTAGACCTGTTGAAGATAGAGATAGACACTAGAGAAGCTATACGAGTGAGGGCCTTAGCTGCGCTCCGGGTTCAAGCTGATGCCCAAGCATTAGCTCGGCAGGTTGAGATGGCTGCCCAGCAGCAGGGCATGTTAGCTCAACGTATACGGCTTGAGGAAGAGTCGGCAGCCGAGACCATACGCTTGGCCAAGGTTCGCGCGGCTGCTATAAAGGCTGAACTGGAGGCTGAACTAGTCTCTCAGAAGGAATACAGCAATCTTGTAAAGCAGATGCGTGTCAATGAGGCTTCAGCAGCTAGAGCCTCAGCCCTTGGATTAGCCCCCGGAGCCGTAGCTGCGGCTGGTGTTATGGGGGCTACCGGGGTAGCGCCTTCTGGCCTTCTCGATCAGTTTGGTCGGCCCATCCAGCCCTCTACTGGCGGTGGCGGGTTTGGTAATGTCCGATTCCGCGCTGGTGCTGGCGGCATCATGCCCTATGGGTACCCGACGGGGGCGGACATAGCAGCCTTCGCTGCTGGGTTTGGGGTGTACCAGGCCATTAAACAGGCTGCTTTATTTAATGATGCAATGAACAAGTCTTTGTCCATCATGGGCAAGATGTCCGACTTTATGAAGAATGAGATGCGCCAGTCTGCACTGGATCTGGCCGCTCAGTATGGCATCTCCGCAATCGACATTGAGAAAGGCTTCTATCATTTACAGTCGGCTGGCTATGATGCTCAGAAGTCTCTGGAGTCTCTACCTACAGTAGTCCAGTTTGCCTTCACTGCCAGTTCTAAGGGTGTTATGGAGATTGGCCGGGCCACGGAATTGCTGACTACTGTTTCCAACGCCCTTGGAGCCACAGCCCCCCCGCTTGCCCGCATAGCTGATCTACTCATCTTGGCTGACTCGTTGGCGGCTGGCACTGGTGAGCAGTTCGCTGAATCACTAGCAGGTAAAGGCGCTGGCGCTGTGCGTATTCTGGGGAAGGATTTAGAAGAAGCGCTGGCAATGTTGGCCACGCTTGCCAAGTTAGGTATACGGGCTAAGGACGGACAGCAGGCTCTTGTCCAGATATTCCGTGATTTAGTCAGACAGCAGGAGCGCCACAAGGAAGTCTTCATAGAATTGAATGGCGTCCAAACCACATACTACGATCTGCTCTACAAATCAAACGGTGAGGTGCGGAACATGGCTGACATATTCCGTTTCTTAGAGAAGGCGCTACAGGGTGCCACTGTCGAACAGAAAATACATGCTCTAGCTGTGCTCGGATTGCAGCAGCGGACTACGCAGGCTTCTCAGGCATTCCTTGGATTTTCTGGCTCTATGGCTGAGTTGGAGAGTAAGCTCCGAACTACTCAAGGGAAGATGGCTGAGGTGGCTAGTATCCGGCTGGAGGGTGCTGTAACCCAGTTTAAGCAGTTGAGAGAGGTAGTCCGGGCGCTGGGTATTGATCTTGGTGAGTTGGTGCTTCCACCTCTGCTGGGAATAAGTAAAGCCATCAGGGATGCTGTGAGTGCGTGGCGTGATTTGCCTCTGGATTTCCGTGTGTTCCTTACTTTTAGACCTGGGTTGGGACCATCTGCTACGGTTGCACAGATGGCTCTTAATAGTATCTACCCCTCTATCAAGCCCCTCTCAGGAGTCAAGCCCCTCTACGCTCCTAGGGGAGTAGATATTGGAACTGGTCTAACTGGAGAGCCTGGGTACTTTAGGGATGCAGAGAAGGACAGGAAGCAAAGGGAGAAGGAACAGCGGGAGTGGGAGAAGCGGCAGAACGAACTGAACAAGATTTATGAGATCCAGCAGAAGTCTCTAGCTGAGCATGATGCTTGGATGATCTCTGAGGATAGGGCTGCATCTCAGGCGCGGGCCAAGATCAGCGATGAAGCTGCTCTGCATGAGGTGTCCACTATGTTGGATCTTGCGGAGGATGAGAGAAGAGCCGCTGTTCGACACATTGCAGTGTTGCGGCTTGAGCCTGCAACTGCAAAGGACCCAGTTAAGCAAGTGGAGCTAGATGCCCAGCTTCTCAAGATTGAGGAGAGATATCAGTCCGCAGTGGTTCTGCTCTACAAGAACAGAGAGGACTTAATTGACCGAATTGACCGGGCACGTTTGGATACGCACACCGCCAATTTGGATACACAGATCAAGGATGAGGATAAGTATAACAAACGCATCTCTGATGACGCAGCGAAACTATTCGACCAGTGGGTGACTGACTGGGCTAAAGCAGAAGCACTCAAGGAGGAGAACTCCATAAAGCACGAGCGGCGTCAGACAGACATGCAGCGGCGCACTCTTGATTTTGAGGAAAAGACTGGCAAGATATCGGCTGCCACTAAACTCTGGTGGTATAACTACCTAGATAGTATTGAAGAGGAGAGACAGCACAAAGCCATCCAGAACGAATTGGATCTCTTGGAAATCCGTGGCATTTCGGATAAGAGGTATCTGGAAGATCATGCCCGCTTGACTGGCGAGATGGAGCGGCTGAATGATGAAGCAGCGCTTCGGCTCCAGAACGCATACCAGCAGAGTGCATCCTTAGCTATCTCTGCTTGGCGGAAGGTGGAGATGGATATTGGCCGTGGCCTTGAGAGATCTTTCAGTACATTCATCAGCGGCTTGGCCGATCTCGTATTCCCCCGCCCAAGCTCACAGACTGACCCACTTGCACCTATTGTGCAGGCGTTCCGTGAGGCATACAACCAGCTATCTTCTTACTCCAACCCTAAGAGAGCTTTGGAGGATGTAATCCAGTCCATCATAGATGCTGGCACTGAGGCAAAAGCCAATGCCATTGCCGTTAAGTACTTTGGGGCCACGGCTGGCCCGCAGTTGGCACGTGAGCTACGGACTGGGAAAATCTCAGTCACTGACATCACTGCCGCTATTAAGGAGGCCACCAAGAGCACCATCGAGTATGAGCAGCGGACTAACAGCAGCACTAAGAGCATCTCACTCCTATGGAAGCAACTCGCCTATGACATCGCTCTGTCCATCCTCAAGACCCTTGTAGAGTACGGTCTTGCTGTGTTCCTGAGGTGGATCTTCCATATCGAAGATGCCAGCAAAAATCTGGCGAAGGTCTTGGAGGCTGTTTGGAAAAAGATTAAGAATGCCATCCAGGGTGGGACGGATGCCCTACGGGAGTTTGCTAGAGAACAGGACAAGCTTAACGCCCAAATTGATGCCATGCTGCAAAAAATGGCCACTCTTCCTCAGTATAGCGGTGCGGGCGGCGGCGGCGGCGGTGGGGAGACATTTCAGCCCCAATTCAGCCGGTGGGGGGGTGGACTTCCTTGGTACACAGGTCCAGAGGAACCCTATGAGGAGGGACCGGAAAATTACGTTAGGGGCAGGTCTGTTATGGCCGCACTACGCCCCGGCAGGGGTTCATCCGAGGGTGGAGTCCCGCAAGTAGCTGGATCAACCCGTTATGATAGTGGGGGCAA